CCGGGTCGTTCAGATTAACATCATCTGAAAAAACACCAATATTACTAGCTAATATTTTAGAAATATTTACCTCCAATAGATCATCACCATATCTTGGTTTAATCTTTAATGTTGCTAGTGTGACGAAATCTGAAAAGTTTATCACTTCAACCAAATATCTAAACCCTGGATTAGTAACATTTGTAGATGATGCGTAAATGTATACTGGATTATATACCGGTGTTAATCTTTGAGGCGACCCTGTTAGTGTTATAGCCATTATTATTTAAATATTTTTTCTAATTCTTTTTTTAAAGCCTCATCTAATAATTTATCAAGATTATCATTAATAGAATCATTTATAATTTTATCAAAAAAGTGTCTTGGTGTAATATATCTGGTTCCTTCGTCAGGGTATTTTCCATAATCTATCATTGAAAACTCGATAGAGTGTGAGTTGCCTGATTCCTTTACGTCATAATTAATAGAGTCGTATAGATTACCAGTCTTGATAACATTCTCCTTTACTATCTTATCAATAATCTTTTTCTTAGTACTCTCACCAAATTCATTTAAGAACTCCTCTAAATTAAACTTCTTCATATAATTGGTTATATAAGTTTATTGTATGTTTTTAAATAACACAGTACCAACCAATTTCATCTTCCTCAATCTCATACCAAAAAACGGTTGATACCATATTACAGCCTCAGTCAAAATATAATTTAGTAGTATCCATAAAAATCACAGTAGTTTTAAATTACCCCTAGACTACCAACTATGCTAACATACGATTTAGAGGCTTAGTAGTTGATAGTTATTACTCATAACCTTAATCAAACTTACCTGTCTTCGATCCCTTACGCTTCAGGCTACTATGATTATGTTTTTAAATAACACAGTACCAACCAATTTCATCTTCTTCAATCACATACCAAAAAATGGTTGATTCCATATTACAGCCTCGGTACTCAGCTTCTGCTGCGGAATACGCCTCAGCCAATTCTTTAGAGTCGAAATATAATTTAGTAGTATCCATAAAAGTTTCTTTGATTTGTTTCTATTATTGTTCTTTCAGCTTGTAAAAAGTCGTTGAAATATATTTGTTCCATTCGTCTTGTAGTAAGACCACTACCATCGTATGAATTGGGCCATATCTCAACCCTTTGGTTAGTAGATTGGTTAGTCCATACTGAAGAAGTAGTGAGGTCAACGCCAGTCATATTACTAATGGTTTCAACCCCATTATACACAAGCATATCGTTACTACCGCCTGAAATATCATTACCATTAGCAAAAGCACTCGTAAATGGGATTGTCGACAAAACTTGTCTGATTTTATATCCAAGACCTAATATAAAATAAGTAGGACTACTTGTGGCATATGCACTCCACCTACCAATAGCTCCAGTTTTCCTTGTTTGACCAATAGTGTCATCTGGAAGGTCACGACCGCTCATTTTACTAACATCAAAAGCAGCACAGTTACTACCAGTATAAGGTAGTGGAGACATAACGTATCTACCAAAAGTACTAAGTTTACCAGGCATTGCAGGATTACCAAAACTATCGGTCTGCATAACACCTCCTACAATCATAGAGTGTTGCCTATTTCCCATTACGTCAAAGAAAAATGTTCCATTTATATGACTGTAAATTCTGGTTATAACTCCATTTCCACCATTAGATAGTCCAGTTGCAGTGCCATCAGTTAGTTGGGTAGGTGTGAAATCAAATTCCAAATTACCATTACTTGGCATTCTTAATCTAACTACTGGACTACCCACATAAGAAGCCTTTAAATATCTAGAAAATGATACAGCGTATGATGCTGATGATGTTATCTCATCTAAGATATAACTGGACGATGGTGCAGAGGCGAAGCTATTCCAATATGTAAATCTCTTAGACATAAGTTCCTTTTATTTTAGAGAATCCCAAATCAGTTGTTATCGTTCTATTTGATGATATTGTGTCACCGACATCTAATACGGTGGGATTAACGAATGTCACAAATGCACCACCGTTAATGCTGAATGTTATATCACCACTACTTCCATCATCTGTGGGACTAGTAAAAGTTCCTGCATTGTCCCAATCAATTATCAAGTCTCCCGTCTGGTCATCACCAATTAGAAAACCGAACTGGATGAACAACTCTTGTACTTGGGGAATACAGAACACATCGGTTACACTTGGTTGAAAATAAGTAGAACCATCTGAATCAGTTACTTCGATATCAGGTAAAATTAATAAACCACCTGCAGCGATAACATCCAGATATGTTGCATCTGTATTCTGTACTGTTGCATCTCCACAAGGTGTTATATCACAAATTATCGAGTCACCATATGGAGTCGCCTGTGATGAACCGTCTGTTTGAGTCCACTCTACATCTCCTATAAGAACCGATCCAAGGTTGTCATTAATCGCGGTCAAAACCCCATAATCAACACCGTAACTATTCTCTATATTTAAAGTGTATATCGTTCCCGATGCAGGACTTCCCATAAACGATCCATTGATATTAACTATCACTGGATCACAAGTAACTGGTACCGAACTCGTTAAACCAAATGGTATACTACAATCAGACCCCTCGGTTCCTACCTCTATATTCATATCACAATACCAACCGGCTGTGTAATCCATTATAACTGATTTAATTGCAACCAATCGTGGCTCATCTAATAGGGAAAAACTATTATTCTGATTAAGTCTCAACCAATTTGTAAAATCTCTTGCAATGGATAATTGGTCTGATAGAACATCTCTCTCGTTGGAATCATCCTTCTCCAATAGGTCAAGGAAATATACTCGTATAGAATATGAACTGACTGAGTTCTCTAAAAATGTAACATCCTCAGGTACAACCCACATAATGGGCCATAGTACATTACTAGTTGCAAAAGGTCCAAGGTCGTCATAAAATCCTGATTCGAACCTTTTTATCTGAAGGTGTAGAGAAGCGAACTCATCATCTATTCTATCAATAAAAGAGTTATAAGTGTCCATAATTTTTAATATTTGTTGTTTATATAATTGGTTATATGAATATATCTATTGTTTTTAACCCATCTTTAAATTCTTCATCATACCAAGTACATTAAAAGCCTGATAAACTTTCATTGACGTTGCCTCCAACATTTTAGTTGGATCATTGTTAGCTAATCTTAACAACATTATTTCCCAACCATATCCTGTAACGTTCTTATGTCCATAATATTCTTCTCTTTCCTTACCGGTCATATCCTTTAATATTTCCTTTTCCTCCGATTCGTTTAATTCCTTATACTTTTCCTCGAATAATCCTTCATAAGTCGTGTAAATACTGGTCTTAAACTTTAGATAATCTATTATAACACCATAAACATCTTCTATTATTGACATTTCAAAGACAGAATTTCTTATGTCTAACCAGTCACCATACTTTTCATAGATATCTTTATTCAAATAATCACCCTTCTTCTCTATTTTTCTGTATAATATAGAGAATATCTTCGGTAGGTTATAGATATATTCGTCCGAGAATAGGTGTTCAAGGTCAATAAACGCTCCGAACTCAAGTTCTTTAAACGGTACTAGATAAAAATCATCACCATTAATATTAATATGTGTCTTATATTCCTTGGCTATAGGTTGGAATATAAATCCAATCTCTTTTTTCATCTCCAATATTACATCATAATCCAATGATTCTATCTCATCCAGTGGTCTGTCAAAAACAATAGATAGTATTTCGAATACATCATCTACGTTCTCAACATTGTCTATAATTTCAATATAAGATGATAACGTTATGACATCCCATCCTTTAAGCATATTTATCAATAAGTATTTTTAGAAAAGGTAATACATAATCAGCCGTCATATACTCGTTGAATATAATCTCTCTTTTGTTCTCACTCGTATTGCCGTCTGAATAAAGGGTTGCAGCCATTTTAGAAATATAGAAAATATTATCTTGTTTCATAGCCTGTGATATACTCTTAATCTGTCTAGCTTTAAATATAAACCTATCAGTATTGCCAACCAGTTTATAAACAACTCCATCGTGTGTAAATGATTCCTTGGGTACCTCCGTCTCTATATCTGCTTTAACCGCCGATAAGATATCATCAATCACCTCAATATCAATATCCTCCAATTGGTCTTTACTTATCTCTCCGTCTATTAAACACTCTATCATAGATAATGATTTATCAATAGGATCCATTTCTTTTTGCGCAACCGATGATAGTTGTTGAAATCTATCTAAGTTTAACTCCGACAATTCATTATAAACGTTAAAATCCTTTTCATTAATTCTGATTACTCTCATATAATTTATTTTATTTTAATATATATATTGAGTATAAAATACGTCTTTTAGATAAAAATAATTGGTGAGTTATAAGGTGATGAACTATTTGGTGGCATATCATCATTGTTATCGTTCTCATATTCTGTAAACAATGAACCGTTAGCACATAGGTATTTAATAAGTCTTTGCTCATAAAACTCTGCTCTATCCATAATCAGGCTTCTTAGATAACGGAGGATCTCCAGGTCTGTCGATGCCGAATAATCCCCGTTCTGTGTCATAACACCTTTGTTTTTTATTTGAAAATTTATAAAAGGTAGACACATCTCAGCAGTTCTATTAGCCAAAGCCGGCTTAATATAACTAAGTAATATTGATTCATCAGCCGTTAATGTATTTGCGATAAACTTATTCTGTAGATAAACATAAAAGTTGGTACCCAATATATCCTGTATATTTGAGTCCTGTGATATTTCAGCAGTTGGTTTAATCTCAATCCACTCAACCATTGGTCCGATAGGTGTAAAGGCTTTTATATATTGTTCTGTTATAAATAGTGTTAGTGCCATATTATTTCATTTCTTCTTTTTTTGTGTATAATTCTACCTCGTTTAAAACGAAGGTAGATCCAATCCCACTCATTGAATGAATCCTAGTACTTTTTCAATGACTTCTTCTTTTTTTGTGTATAATTCTACCTCGTTTAAAACGAAGGTAGATCCAATCCCACTCATTGATAATAGTCCATTAATGATAGCCTCAATCTGTCTTTGTTCTGGTTGTATGGACTGCTTGTTAAAAATCTCAAAAGATATGTCTATATCACCATCTCCAAATCCTTTAGGAACTGGGAGCCCCATAACACTAGGACTTATTTTATGTGAGTAACAAATATTCAATGATGCTTGCTCACCCGTAACAATAAATTGTTTATCTAAATTGGACGTTGCAACCGGTGTTATAGTCGGTGCATTTTCAGGCCCATTGGCCCAAAGTATAGTTGGCTTACCTGTTCTCTCAGGCCCAATCGCATCTTGTACCGATTTTATGATGGATCTTTGGTCCTCACGTGTGTCCGGTATTTTATGGAACTGGAATATCATACCAGGATTAACACTATTCTTTAGATTAGAGTTATGAAAATTACCTATATTACCATCCAATTGGATCCACTCCTTACCTGGTATATAATCCGGTAGAGTGTAGAACTTAGTCTCTGGGTTTTTCTTAACATATCTTATCACCTCAACCTTTTGCTCCTTATCAGACCGGTTAAAGTTGGGGTATTCCTTTACCTGGTATCTTCCATATTCTCTCCAATCAAATGAATAAGAATACTTCAATATTTTACTAGGGTTAGTAGGGTCTGGGTTTAGTCTGACCGATGATGGTTGTAATCTTTCAACCTTTATCAGTTTAGATTTTGTCGAGTTCCAATATAATTTTAAATAAACAGTGTTATGTAACAACCAGTCCAATGTAATCTCTAACAATAAATTATTAAGATCACCATCACCTGATATAAAATTAATAAATTGTGACAACTCTACTTTTTTCATAGGGTCTAATAACTCAGATCCTTTCAACTCAAAGCCATTGCCACATATTAAATTCTTCTTAAAATCTATAATAGCCGAGTGTAACCCAGAGGTGTTATAAAGGCTATCAATTTCCTGTGGGAACAAGTTACCCGGTCCGAATCTTACATAACCATTTCCACTATAAGTCTCGATCCAAGGTTTAGACAATAGGTCAGATCCTCTACCATTTGTATAATAATCACCATAAGAGTGGAACTCCATTTTAGTTTCAACTATTGGTGTCTTAACATTTCTATTAAATTCAAAACCGAATATATTCATTATTTCTTATTATTTTTATAAATAGATATTATCTATCTCACTACTATAATTAACAGGATATCCGCTGACAAAATATTTACCCTCTTCTAATATTCTACCAGTTGTGCCAGCAATAGATAATGTTGCTGTTATAGCCTCATAGACCTCATACTTACCCCAACCATATTCTAAATTAACCTCACCCAATGATGGGTCATCCCTACCTTCAATAAAGGTTTGTTGATAACCAATTTTACTCATATCAAAGTCTAAAGGTAAATCAGGCCACTGAGTTACATCCAACCCGAACGTCCAACTTAGATCTTCATAAGGATATACACCAATATAAGCATCACCTACTGCTATAGTTGCACCATCACCATCGAACCATCTAGTATCAAGACTTCTTGGAACCGGTGACCCACTGAAGAAATCTATTATCTCTGGTTCGTCAATTAAACCGTCATAGGTAACACAGTCATAAGTAATAAATATATCAGCGAACTGAGGCACTATAAATGATGGTGTTCCTGTTAAATCTAATTCGAATAATATATTAAATGTGTTTATAACACCATCATCAAATTCTAAACTAAATCTTACACTTAGTGTCCAGCTAGTGTTAGCGTCATACAAGAAGCTCTGTGGATCATCAACACCACCAGCTGATGAATCAATATTAATCAGAACCCCGTTCTCGTATTGCTCTATATCTAATCTAGCTACTGTTGGCGTTCCTGTCGAGTATCCAACGAAGAACTTCTCCATACCTATTGTTACACCACTAGCATCAAAATCTAAGTAAAGATCCGGAATAGAAAACGCTCTTTTACACTCTCCATCATCTTCAATTAAATCAAATTGGTTATATCTTCTCGGGTATGATGACGTGTCAGTCATATTAAACAAAGTACTAACACCGCTATTATCATTAGTAAAACTAAATAGATAATTCGGAACCGGTATAACACTCTTCTCAGTCAATGTGAATATCACACTATTAGTAGCATCTTTATTTATTGTTATCATATGGAAAAAGTTCCTTTATAATTGGTTATGTTAAAAATTAAAATGTTTATAAAAAAAACCCACCTGTTCGGATGGGTTTTTTATTTTATAACTAAATTTTATTAGATTGTTATACCAATAGCTCCTAGTATTGACGGGTCAATCTCTGGCATCTGCTCAGCCTCCTCACTTAAAAATGCAAGAGAGTATTTAGAACCATCAGCCTTTGCAGCTCCCGAACCTTCACCCTGAGCCGTTAGATTAGATCCATTTACTAGACCTTGTACCCAATATAGACCGTTAGCGTCCTTCAAGATTATGAATAGGTCAGCCTGTCCAGCTGCTATCAACTGTAGTGAGTTCCTTTTAGATACTTCTCTTCTAGGAATCATCAAGTTAGTTGTAGTAGCGTAGTGTGTCGAACCACTTTCCAATGAAATAACAGCATCTTCAACATAAGACGAAGAGTTTTTATTAAACACAAATTCCACAAAAGGGTCCGTTGCCGTAATAGCTGTTACCAGTCCGGCCGTCAATGTGTAAGCAGTGACATTGTCGTAATTAGATACGTAAAATTTAGTGACCCCTCCGATGTTGTTATCACAACTCTTTGATATCCCTGTTAGTATATTACAAGCCATATTTTTATTTTCTTTTTTATTTGAAATAGAGGGTGAACTTAATCACCCTCTTCTCAATTATTCTTTATGAGTACAATACAACTTCTGATCCATATGCATAAGTTACTCCAAATTTCAATCTACCAACAACTCTGACAGTGTCGTCACCAGTCGTGTTAAGCATTGGGAGTATTCTAATGTCTTGGAAATCTGACAATAGGTCTGATACCAAGAATAGGTTATTCAACTCAGCTGCCACCATTCTGTCAGGTGGAAGACCTTGTGCCAGTACCAACTCAATTCCCAAGAATGTTGGTTGTGCGTCTTTCGTGTAGAAGGCCTCAGCTGAAGCGGCTGCAACAGCTTGTTTGTAAGCTCTAAATACGTTACTTGATACAAATATTCTCAAGCTGGGTGAGAAGCTTACAGTCTCTGGGATAGCGTCAAAAACAAGGTTCATTTCAGCTATTACGTTAGCGCTTGTTATAACTGCTGCCGGAACATCAATTACATCAGCATCAGCTGTAAATTGCTTTATCAATCCGTCACATAGACCCATTGGGTATATAGGGTTTCCTGTATCACCTTGCCATGTGATTACTTCAAAATCAGCTGACATTTTATTTGACAATTCAGATGTTAAATAGTTTCTGAACTCAGAAGGTAGGAAATCACCATTGTTAGAGCCACTAGCAATCTCACTAGATACATAAGATGTCTCTAGAGTTGCCTGACAAATCTCAATGTTCACTTTAATCGCACAAGGTGTGAACAAAGTCTCACTAAGTGTTCCAGCTCCTTGGTCATTAAATGTACAAGAGTCTGTCTGTAGAACGTTACCAAGACCAGCTTTTCTTATTCTAGCACTATCTTTTACGTCAAATATTGGTGTAAATAATTCCTTAGAACCACCTTCAATCAAAGCCGCTCTATATATCTCTGCCGAGTTAACTGGATTGGTTGTTGAAGTGTTCGTAATATCAAATCTTAATTCGTTATTCTTCATTTTTGTTTTTTATTTTTTCTTTTTCTGTAACCTATAAAATTGGTTATAAAAAATGTATTTTTGTTTAATCGTTAGTAGAGAACTTCTGTCTGTATAATTTAATCTTCTCAGATCTCCTGTCAGTCGAAGCATTAACCTCCACAACATCAACCGGTAGATCCTTGGATTCAACCATTGACTTAATCTCTGCAATCATTGCAACTATATCATCAAGCTTTGGTTGTACCAAAGCCATAATAGCCTCTTCGTCAATTTTAGATTCAGTATCATCAATTTCTTCCACAACAATTTCTTCCTCAGCCTCAACCGGTAGTAATCCTTCTCCCGCAGTTGCACCAATCACTTCTTCGTCAGCCTCGACTACGATCGGGCCTTCTGATGCAGTCGCACCGATCGGGTCTTCTTCAAAGATGCTGCGGTCAAAGTTCCCAAATCTAAATCTCTCAATAAGAGCAATTTCTTTCGGTGTTAATGTTTCGATAATATTCATTTCTTTTATTTTATTTTTATTAAACTCCTGATAACTAAGTCCAAATATTCCTTCAACGGAAAACCCAAACTTACCACCCGACTTTATTTCATTTTCCCAAAAAACAGGGTCATCTACCTTAACCTCAACGAACCAACTACCAACTGGAATATTCTCGAACCCATATAAATTGGACTTATCAAATTTCATATCCTCTTTAATCCAATTGGATTTTATGAAAGCGGACTCAACCACGTCACCATGGTCAACATTAATCTTTTTATTAACAGAATCTTTATTAAACTTTTCAACCAGTTGTTCTATCACTTCTTTACTGAAAACAACATAGAACTTTTCATCACCAATTTCTCTATATAGAGGTAGGCCAGCGATCATAGCCGGGCCGATAACAACCTGTTTATCTTTATCGAACTTAAATGATGCTTGTGTTGTCTTAAAAAACGCTAGTCCCATTTCCATAATGGCCGGGTCAGCAACGAACGACACATAGTTTAAACCATTAGTCTCTTCATCAAAAACAATATTGTATACTGGTAAATTATCTATCATATAATTGGTTATAATTATTAGATAATTGTTTATTGATTTTAACTAAAGTTAAAATCGGATGACTTCATAGTATGTTGCTTTATATGCCATATCATACCGTACGCCAAAGCGTCAGCAATATCAGGTGATCTCGAAAGTAGTCTCTTCATATCAGACTTACTGATAAGTTCTAACTTATTCATACTCTCTCTTGGCTTGTGTTTAATGACTGATAGTTCGTCTTCTATCTCTTTTCTAAAATTGGTGGTTAGTAACTTGATCTTACCCTCTTTTACTAAATCTGATAATTTGAAAAACAGCTCGGCTTTAAGGTTTTTATAACCATCATTCTGCATTGTCTTACCACCGTTATGGATCTCTCTTGCCGATGGTAGGTATTGTTTAATATATTTACCAACTCCATCCGCGTCATAAGATATATCCGATGTCTTTATGTTATTCTCTAAGGATATTTTCTTAATCCTGTCAACCACCGTAACGTCATCCGACTTATCATATTCAATGATCTGTTTAACGTTATAACCCTCCCATACAACGAATATACATTTATCTGACGTAAAGGCGATATCACAACTCATACGCATAGTCTTATCATCAGTTAGAATAATCGAACTATCGTACATTAACTGAACGTCATCCTGTTTAAATAGGTTTGTATCATCATCACTGAAATCCCAATCACCCATTAATAACCTTCTTCTTTCCGGTAATGATAGTGTTCTCTCTAGGTTCTCAATATAACCCTTTGGTAAATATTTATTATCCGATGGTAACACCTGTATAAACTTTTGATAATATTTCAACTTGCCTTCTCTCCACGGTAGATAATATTGTCTATATAAAAAGTTCTTAGAAGGGTTACACGTGATCAACAATAGCGGCTTAATCCCATACTTATCATTTTTCCAACGACCTGCCCTGGATCCAAATATTTCTTTACCTTTCTCATCAACCTCACCACCTTCGTCTATGACCGCGAAGGTCAACAACAATCCACCTAGTCTTGTGTAAAGTGGGTCAGAAGGAAGGTAGTTCAATTCAACAAGCACTATCTCGCTCTTATTGGAAAATTTTATTATACCGGACTGACTATTATAATTATAATCCACATCCAGTCTTAAACCCCAATCACCAAGACACTCCATCACTGACACCAATGTGGTCTTCTTTAAGTTCGTTAAACTATTTCTAGCCAAACCAACTCTTATACCATCATATTCCATACACTTCATAATCAGCAACGCTGCTAGTAGGTATGACTTACCCGATCCAACCGAACCACCATATACTATTTCAGTGGTCGTTGCATCACTAAATAATCTAAATACTATGTCTTGCTTTATAGAGGGCTTAAAATCATTCACCAGCTTCTGGATCATTTTTTGGTGTTATATAATTTACCACAAATTGCTTTGACGTTATCTCTATAGATTCATTATATCCTCTTTTTCTACCTCGGTACTTCATATAGAAAAGTATACTCCTCTCGGATCCCTCTTTTATCTTTTTAAACAATTGGTTCTCAACAAAATCACCCTGTATCTCATTAATCTCATCAACCTGTTTTTTAAAATCAGGGTCCACCTTATACCAATTATAATAGGTCTCACGTGATATATTAGCCTCTTTACAGGCCGGTGTTACTATACCAAGGCTTTTTCCCAATGCTTTTAAAACGGCTGTTTTTTTTTTCTCTGTTTCGAAATTCATATAAATATATATTTTTATTTATCGTCAGAACTGTAACTCTGATCCCAAAGGATCAACATCTTCTTATAGACTCTGGATCTACAAGATGAGCAACTCTTACCGTGCTCTTGCATCCCAGGATAATATTCATTATGTAGCTGGAATAATCTATCTGTCTGATGGGCTAGTATATTAATCTTACCTCTGAGTTCGATTAATAAGTCTCCTAAATCATTTTTAAAATCTGTTCTCATATAATTGGTTATATTTTTTTAGAACTTGTTCTCAAGCATATATGCGAAAAGTGATACAATCACAGCCAATTGTGCATCCAACGTAAATATAAATGTTATATAAACTGACGAGCAGTATAAACAATATATCAGTTTATGTACCCATTTCTTAACAGGTTTAAACGAATCATAATCCTCTTCTTTGAACCCCAATCTTCTTTTTAACTCAATGAGTGGCTCAGCCTTTACGAACAAAACACTCAGTCCCAAATATAACAATATACTAACTATCATAAACCTTTTCTTAATTTTTCTTTCAAATCTTTCATCATCACCCAACAAGCAAGGTGTGGTGTTCCAGTATATCTTGATAACTTACGTGAGCTGTTATAACCTTCCACGAAAACCAAATTATATAATCTAAAATCAATAGGGTCCAAGGTCTCAATGTTCGCCATAACCTGTGATATTATATTTTGGTGTTTATACTCTTTTTCTAAAACTTCTTCTAAAACTTCTTCATCACCAAACACGTCTTCAATATCTGACCAAGAATTCTCATCTAGTGATTCCCTTTCATATATAAAATCATTCTTAAAATCTGTTCCTTTCCAAACAACCTGTTTACTCATCCAGTTTATCACAACGTTTTTAAGTCTATTGTTATAAACCTCTGATATGACTTTACTCTCATATGTTATCAAATATTCATAACAAGATATAATCAACGTGTCAACAAAGGTTCTATTTCTAAATTTATTATTCTGTATCCTTGCCGATATTTCTTGCAACTCTACATAGTTATTTTTAAAATAATCATCTATAACTCTTTTGTAACCCCCAATCGGGGTAAATAAAACAATACCTATTTTAAATCTAAATATTATATTTTCTATTATTTTTTTTGATATTCTCTTTATTATATTCTTCGTCATAATATGTAGTAAAATTTTTTGAACTCCGTAAAATTTTGTAGGGCCTCATAAAATTCTGATTCTAATAATTTCTCTTCTAATGATTCGTTAAAGTTTATTATACATTCAGTCACAAGAATTATTCTATCATCACTATTGTTATCCAGGTAGTCAAATATAAAGGTAGTTGCACTATTACACTCATCAACAATTTTAAATAGTTCTGTCTCGGATAAAACCTTGTCAACTGCCAATAAAAAAACATTTGATAATAATGATTTTATATTAGTGTTTAACCAAATGTCAGACTCATTACTTTCTACGAAAACAGGTATTTTACACTCTTTTTTTATCTCATCTAAACTCATTATCTTATGTTATTTTTTACCCTTGTAATAAAAGATTAACTATTTCCCTTTATTTCTTATTTCTT